AACCTGATCCTGTTACATTAGCAACACCGTATTTTTTTGTTGCCTGTTGTGTTGTCATTTCAATTTATTTAGGTCATCTTTGATGTCCTTTGCTCTAGCAAATAATAACTTCATTGACTGCCATAGGTCTATACCTTTGACTATCTTATAGTTCTCATTGATTGACATTACTTCAATACTAGCTAATACTAGTGCTACTACTTTAGTGAGCATAAGTGGTACGCTAAAGAATGTTAGTATAATATCATTGAGTATAAATTGATCTATAAGGAAAAACATAATAACTGTAATTTCATAGAGTGCTAACTTGCTTATAATACTTGACAACTTTCTGCTAGTTATCTTTTCTTTTAACTTATTGGCTTTCCATATACCTGTAAAAGTATCAATAGCTATTAATACTCCTATCATTATTAAGATTCCTGATATAGGTAAAAAAAATGCAAAGCAAATAGATATAAGTGTCAAAAGTTTTGATTGTATAGATATTAATAATAAAGATAGTTGTGTTTTCATAAGTTCAATTCTTCAAGTGCTTCCGTTATATTAAACGTTAAATAAAAAAATAATGTTATACCGCCAAAAACAATATAGTTTTCTTGTCCTTGAAACATCATAAACAATGAAGTTATGAAGCCAAAAACGAAATATAAAATTGCTAATAAGTTAGATTTCATAATCTTCTATATTTTCAACCTCATCATCATTGTTAGGTATTGTGTTAAACTTTGTAAGTAACTCCTCAAGCCATTCCTCTTCGCTTAATGTAGTGTAAAGTTCGGGCTGTCCTGAACTCATTACTTGGTCAGAATTTATTATACCATAACCGAAAGTAGTTGTGTCAGTATAAGCAATAAAGTAAGTAGTTTCTGTTGGGTATTTTATTTCATTCATCTTAAAGTCCTCCATCTATTATAGTCCATAATTTAGTGCCTGTTAAGAAGGCTCTACCTGCTACTCCTGCCGCTGAATATTTAGCTGTGCCAAATGATATTGTTCTGCTTGACTGCACTGTTGTCCATCCATTATAGATAGCGTCTAAGTTGGTAGTAGAAAATGTTGCAGGGGTTTTAGATGACATAAAACTAGATCCTACGCCCGAAGTAAAAACTGTAACATTTGCTACATTCCAAGAACCTATGTTTTGATTGAATGGAGTTGTTCCCCAAAACATAGTTTCCATAGTTGTAACTGCACTTGTGTTAAATGCTAATGGTTGATTGAATACAGTTGCATTTGCAAACATATTTTTCATATTTGTTACTGAAATTGTATTAAATGTTAATAAACTATTGAATGCATATGCACTTTCAAACATACTTTGCATATTAGTAACTGCAATTGTATTCCAATTCAATGGTTGATTAAATGCAGTTGCATTTTGAAACATACTTTGCATATTAATAACTGCAATTGTATTAAATGTTAATGAACTATTAAATGCAATTGCATTAAAAAACATAGCACTCATATTATTAACTGCACTTGTGTCAAATGCTAATGGTTGATTAAATGCAGATGCAGAAATAAACATTTGTTGCATAGTTGTAACTGCTGAAGTATTCCAAGAATTAATGTTATTAATTGTTGTAAGTGATGAACACTGACGAAACATAGCATAAAAATTTGTTGTGCCTGTAGTATCTAATACTCCATTAACTGCCGTTAAAGTTAGATTAGTACAGCCATGAAAATAATCACCATTATTGCCTAATCGCAAACCACCCCAAGCTTGAATACTTCTAATCTTTGTTCTATCTCCTGTATTATTAAATCTAAAACCTGTAGTAACTCCTGTAACTGTTATAACATAATCTCCTGCTACTGCGTATACATGAGCCCTATTAGCATAACTATTTACGCTTGTTGGTCCACCATCTCCCCAATCAATTGTACCTGAATAAGTACCTGCTACTTCATAAGGTAAAGTAACTGTTTCACTTGCCGTTGTAGTCCTAAATGTAGAGATGAATGGATTGTCTGCTGTAATGATATTACTTGTAGCAGGAGTTGAACCTACTACATTGGTAGCAGTAACTACGCAAGTAATAGCAGCACTTGAATCTGCTAAAACTAAAGTATATGTAGATGAATTAGTGCCTATATTAGTAGCATTTCTTTTCCATTGATAACTAAAGCTACTAGGTGAATTAATCCATGTACCATCTGTAGTAGTAAGTACACTACCTATTGATGTAGTACCTGAGATAACAGGAAGTACAGTATTTACAGGTGCATAATTGTCTGCCGTGATTATATTAGATGTTGAATTATTATTACCTAATACATTAGTGGCTGTTACTACACAAGTGATGGCAGCACTTGAATCTGCTGAAACTAAAGTATAGGTAGCAGATGTAGCACTTGTAATATTGGATACACCTCGCTTCCACTGATATGTAAACGTAGGTGTAGGATTACCTGTCCAAACACCATCAGTTGTAGTTAGTACACTACCAAGTGTAGTTGTGCCACTTATAACAGGAGCAGAAACAATAGCAGGTGCTGAGTATGTTTGTGCTGTGATTATATTACTCGTAGCAGATGCTGAACCTCCTCCATTTATAGCAGTAACTACACAAGTGATGGCAGCACCTGAATCTGCTGAAACTAAAGTATAGCTAGGTGTATTAGTGCCTACGTTAGTAGTATTTCTTTTCCATTGATAAATATATAATGAAGGTGTGTTTGTCCATGTACCATTCGTAGTAGTAAGTACACTACCTAGTGTAGTAGTACCACTTATTACAGGGAGTACAGTATTTACAGGCGCAGGTGGTAATGGACCTGATATCGCTGAACCTTTTACAGATATATTTATACCGATTTGTATCATCTTACCAAAGAGCTACAATATTTGCAGCCGTAGTAGTATCTTTTACTTTTATCACTTGAACAGGAAAAAATGTACCTGTTGGTACATTAAAAAAAACTATGTTGTCTCCGCCTGCTGTAGTAACATCTAAATTTCCTCCTACACCAACATATAATACACATGGCTCAATTGAGCCTGCCATATTTGTTCCTGAATATAATATATAAGAATCACCTGATACCATTATATCAAGATTTAAAGTTAACTGCGTAGCACTATCTACATTTGTTATAGTTGCTGCAGTAGAGCTTGTAGTGTTATATACGGTATCGCCAATTTGAATGTTTAATGGATTTACTCCACTACTAGAAAAATTATTTGTTGAGTCTACAAGTTTATCTGTAACAGTGCTAGTTGTTACACTAGATGTAATAAGACTTGGCATTGGGATATTTGTAGCATTAGACTTAATAACATTTAAAGCCCTACTAACTTGTAATTTTAAATTTGGCATAACTTATTTTTTTTTAGTATTTTTCATAGCCGCCTGTGCGTTTTTCGCATAGTTGTTTCTTGCACTTGCAGTTAATTTTTGATTACTCGCTTCTTTAATATCAAAAGCTGTCTTCTTTGTTACCTTAGCTACTTTTTTCATGGTTTTTATTTTTTACTGTTAAACATTTTATTTACAAGCAAATTAGGATTGTTTAGGGCTTCTTTTCTTTTGCCACATCCGCAATCTTTCCCTGTTACTTTCGAAACAGTATCTACTACTTTTTTAATTCCTGTGGCTGTTGTTATTTTTTCAATAACATCGCCCATTCCTTTAACTTTTCCCATTTGATTTTATTTTTTACAAAGATATAAAATTATTCTATATAATAAAAAAGCCACTCTATAAGTGGCTATTTATTTAAAATCTAATTTGTATATGTTATTGATTATTTTGATTGTTATTTCCATCTATACATAATACAGTTCTACCACTACCTGATACAGTTTCAAATAACCCTGATGTTCGTTTGCAATAATATAAAAAGCCACTAAGTATGCCACCGCCACCACCAAATGAATTACTTCTACCTATGCAACTATTAAACACACCACTTGCTGTGCCACCGTCGCCACCAAATGAACCATTTCCACCTGTGCAACTAGTGAACGTGCCATTTGCTGTGCCACCACCACCACCAAATGAAGCTTTTCCACCTGTGCAGTTAGTAAACGTTCCACTTGCTGTGCCACTATCGCCACCAAATGAACCAAAGTCACTTGTGCAATCTGTAAACGTGCCATTTGCTGTGCCACCGCCACCACCAAATGAATTATCTCCTCCTATGCAACTATTAAACGTGCCACTTGCTGCGTTTATACCGCCAAATGCCTCAACTCCACCTGTGCAATTAGTGAACGTGCCACTTGCTATACCACCTGAACCACCAAATGAACCATCTCCACCTGTGCAACTATTAAACGTGCCATCTGTTGTGCCACCTGAACCACCAAATGAACCATATCCACCTGTGCAACTAGTGAACGTGCCAACTGCATTACCTGTGATACCACCAAATGACTCATCTTCACCTCTGCAATTAGTGAATATGCCATTTATTATGCCACCATTGCCACCAAATGACCTATATCCACCTGTGCAACTATTAAATATGCCTTTTGTATCGCCGCTACCACCAAATGACTCATCTCCACCTGTGCAATTAGTGTACCTGCCATCTGCTGTGCCACCTGCACCACCACCAAATGAATTATCTCCACCTGTGCAATCTGTAAACGTTCCACTTGCTGTGCCACCTGCACCACCAAATGAATCAATTCCACCTTGGCAATTAGTGAACGTGCCATTTGCTGTGCCACCACCACCACCAAATGACTCATCTCCACCTGTGCAATCTGTAAACGTTCCACTTGCTAAGTTAGCACTACCAAATGAATAATCTCCACCTTGGCAATTAGTGAACGTGCCACTTGCTGTGCCACCACTACCACCAAATGCTAGATCTCCACCTATGCAGTTATTAAACACACCATTTG